CTCCATCGTGTTCCCACCTACGCCTTGGTTTTAAGTGTGTAGCGTTCCACACTGTTCTTTTACGTATTACTTCTTCAAGTTGACCAATTTTATATTCCCATATGGCCCCTGGTAGGTTGTTTACTTGAACAACCAAAGCTCTTCTTTCATTCTTTCAAAGGTAGCATTTATAGTCTGCATTTTCAAAGAAACCTTATTAAGCGTCTTAAATAGCAACTATTCGAATACTGGAAATTGTTGTAGCAGTTCCAGCAGCGAAAGTTGCAAAGTTACCTAATGACAATGTGTCTGTTCCATTTGATTGAAACATCAACTGCATGGGGGCAACTGTTAAAATTGTAGCAACAGCAGCAATATTCAAATTGATACTGTTCACTTGGTTTATAAGAACTGCATTCTTGTAAAATCCAACTGCTACAACTGAGAAAACTCCAGCTCCAGCAGCAGTAAATTCTGTGGATGCATCCACCAAATAATTTCCTGCTGGGAGTACAATAGAACCTGCTGTATTAACAGCTTGGATTCCATTGAATGTTGCGGTAGCTACTGCCGCATTTGTTGTCACATTTGTGACTACAGCTTGTCCAGCTGCATCCTGTAACAATGCAACACTATTGTTGGCTGGAACAGCTGTAGCGCTTTCCAGAACTGGCACACTAAATGTGACAGTATATCGAACTCTGAGTTCTCCAATTTCAGATGTATTTTGACACCCTTGTGTTGCTATATTAAAATTCCCTGCATCATACGTTTTAATGTCTGATGCGCCTGGTAACCCTCCAGGTCTTACATAAAGGGTTGGGTATAATGAGTGCATATCTCGAGCATTTAATGGTAACGCCAAATTTTCACAAGGCATTCCATCAACTCTAGGATCTGTATCTTCAATTTGTTGTTTTGTGCTTGGTGGTGCATCACTAGCATCAAAATCTACACTCATTATAACTTTTCCTGTGGTACCATTTGTAGCGAATTCACTCACATCTCTCTTGTAGTAAAACTCAAGCCTATCAAAATGATATTTCTCCCACTGGGCTGCTTGTTTTGACAACCAAGGAAAAGTTGTTGCTTGACCAGGATTAATGGCATAAGCAACATTTGAGAAACCTGTAGAGCCAACAACTGCGGCTATAAATTCATCTTCTTGAATTGTACAAGTTCTCTTGCCACGAAGAGGTGTTCTTGTAACACCCCGACCAGTCAACGTCTGGTTCCTTCTTCTTCGTGGTTTTTGCTGAGCTGCAACTAGATTACGTGATCTTCGTACACGTTTCACTCTAGTCACAACTACAGCAGGAGTAGTTTGGGTTTGCAAACCCACAGCGCGCCTCCTTCGAACGCGTCTGTTTTGATTTTGTTTTCTTGCAGGGTTTCGTCCCTGTCCTTTCGGCACTAAAGCACTCATCGCGCTTTTATCTGGCTGTATCAACTTTACACGCGCTCCAGATATACTTTGCGGACGTAACATCCGTGTGCCTGTAAAAAGTTTGAAGTAATCCTCATCTGTTTTGATTTGACATTTCGCCATTATCCACCGAGGATCATCAAACAGGACATGGTCATATTTTACTAACAACCAATCTATCACTTCTCGACAAAATCTTCGAAATTGCACATCTGTCCAACCGACACTAAGCATTGCTGCTGTTCGTTCTAAAGTCGTTGCTGGTGTGATGTGTTTTTCAGGAGCATACAATAAGGACGTCATTAGCTTTGTTCGATCATAAATCGGAACTGCCATTCCTCCCATAAAAATTGTATGTGCAGATAAGAAATCCAACTCTTCTGGTTTCCTTGGCTCCAATGAATCTGTTGTAGTTGTAACTCCAATATTTTTCCATGTTTCAATCACACTTCTAGCATTAAAGAGCGAGTGCATTTCATCTGAAACGGTCCAAGTATTGTCATCACCAACTAAGGCTTTGGATGTATGAAGTTCAAAATTAGTATAACTATTTAAATCTTCAGGAACATTCATAATCCAAGCATAAGCCATCAACGTGTACAAAATCAATGTGTTGTCAGCTATTGTATTCACTGATCCTGATGGATTTCCTGTCTTTTTCAAAACGAGTACTCCATCTGGACACACAACTAAGGTATTCACCAAATTTCGATAATAAATTTTAATTCTTTGTAAGTTATCTGGTGTTCTATCTTCATCTCTTAGCATGTTCCAACGCATTTTTGCACATCCCCACATAAGATACACTCGTAGTGAAGAGTCATATTGTGATTCATCCAATGCATAGCCTTTTCTAAAAATTCTAAGTTTTTGGTAAAGCTTGTCCCAATTTCCTTTCAAGGGGGACATTCCCACTGCAGATGCAGTAAGCAAGTGTGAATCATACAATTTCTCATTCATATCTACAAACAAGCGTGTGCCATGAGCAACAGCATCTATTCCTCCTGACAAAAATGTGCGAATTGAATTCGCATTCATCTTCTCAGTAGTTCGTAATTCCTCTTTCAGGGAATTTGTAAACAAGCATGTCCAATAAGGATCCGTCGCCATTGTTTCCCAATCCTGTTGCAACCAAGCATCTATTTCTAGATCTTTCTCAAACAACTCCGATTTCATAGGGTAGTGCACATTGAATGGTGCTCCACTTGAAGTGGACATATCAAAATGTGCACGTGCTTCCTCATATGAAATTACACGTGAATCACACATGTAAACACCAAAATGCTTATTAGTATACTCCCAAGCTTTATTCATAGCTTTCACCATATCTTCCGACATGGGTTTAATGTCCTTAGCATATTTAGCTAGACTATCATAAGAAGCATCTGCATTTGGTGTAGGTAAACCCCATTCGGGTGGAATAACATATCCCTGTTCATCTACAAAACATTTGAGTTGTGGGTCCATAATCCTTTTATTTGTATACCTCGGATTACGTTTCATCATTGCTACTATAGGAAAGTAGTTTTGATTCAATTTGGTATCGTGGTTCTCATCAACCCACGCATCAACGGAAAACGTTGATGCCCCCCCCTTCTCTAAATACTGAGAAGGATACCGTTCCCAGAACGGTTTCTCCAAAATTAATTCTGTTGGGAGAGGGGGGCTGGCCGAAAAACCAACCCACTATGTAAAATATGCTCAGTATTGTCACTACGGGCAATTTCCAAGAATTCTTTGGTTACGCACTCAAAGCGTCCAAAATTCTTTCCATTACCATGTGTCCAAAAACCTACAATTTTCCCGTTCACATCTAGAACGGGTGCGGTACAGTCACCATCTCTTGTAGGAGCATTACACCAACCTTGCGGTGAAGCAAAACCCATCACGGCATCTGGCTCATCAGATGAACCTCCTCCGAAACCAAAAACTGTTACTATGGATGCATCCTCCAGGATTTTAAAATCCTTTGCTTTAAAAGGCGAGGGTATTCCATTTATTGGGAAGTAACAAATCTCTTTGTTCACTATAACCACATCACAACCTCTCAGAGACAATGAGTGTGTTGTGTTAACAGCTTTATATTCAGTTTCGGGGTCTTCACTTAGACAATGAATCACACAATATAATCGATTTCCTACATGGGTTGCGGTAC